ATGAGTACAAATCAAAATGAATTACAAGATAAATTAGCAGTAGAAGGTGTAAATGCAAATGGCTATGGTGTAATGCCTAAGCTTGTAATGCAAGATAAACGATTAACGATCGAAGCAAAATCAATCTATGCTTACATCGTTAGTTTTGCTGGCGCAGGAAGTACAGCATTTCCTAGCTTACGAAAAATTTTAGAGGACTTACAGATTAGTGAAAAGCGTTTCTATAAACATCGTAAATTGTTAATTGACTGTAACTATATTTCTGTTACTCAAATTCGTAATGAGAAAAAAGAAATCATCAAAAATTTATACACGTTAATCTCTAATCCAAAAATTGATGAAGAAGTACAAAATGAGGGTATCCGTCAAAACGACTGTGACCCTATCCCCCAATTTGATGGATACCCTATCAGTCAAAACGACCGACATAAAAGTAACAGTTTTAAAATTAACAATATAAAAGATGATGATGATATTAATAACGCATGCGAAAGCAAAATAACTCATGAAAATTTCTCTATCTATTCAAAACAAAAGGGCTTAGACTGTCCTTTAACAGTTCGAGAACGATTAACAACTGTACTCAAAGGAAAAGACTACTTAGCTCCGTTGGCTGTTTCTTTGCTTGCTGCTGGCGTGTCTGATGCAGACTGCTTAGAAATTATACAGTTCATTGTTACTTTACCAGTCATTGATGAAGAAGTATCAGCCCTGGTTAATGCACAAATACGTGCGAACGAAATAGAAGCTAAAACAAACGGTCTTACTAGCTATAAGGCTTATTTCATTACAGGTTTAAAACAAAAACTAGAAAATGCCGATATTTTTGTTCAAGAGACAAATATTGTGAATCCTGATACAATTAAACCGTTACCAACTGTTACCATGCATAATTGGGTTTAATTTATTGAATGGAGGAGGAAGGAAATGCAAGAAGAACAAAACAGAGTAGAGAAAACCAAAAGAAAAAAAAGGACCAAAACGGCCATCTTGATAATTTTATTTTTACTTGTTATAGGCGGAGGAGCGTTTGCATTAGTAAATAGCAAAAATTTATTTTCAGATCATACTGCTAAAAGTAAACATGTGAGTATTTCTAGCGAGACCAAAGAATCTAAAAGTAAATCAAGTACATCATCTAGCTATATAAGTAACAGTGATGAGAGTAAAACAGAAGTAGACACAACGGATTTATCAAATGAACAAGTTGTAGAATGGATAAATTATGTAGTAGATAATTGGGAGAAAGCACACAATATTGCTTGGCCATATACTGTTGATCGGTTAAATGATTTAAACGGGCGAGATAGTAATTCAATTTATTATAGTGTTAGATTTCAAAATCCCAAATATCCCATGATGATATTACGAATTAATCCAGAAGGAATCATGGAATTTGAAACAAACACAGTAGACGGAACTAAAAATAAGAATTATGAATATAAAGTTTTATCTAAAAAATATAAAGATATCAGTTTGATTAATGATTTAGATGCTTCTGAATTAAGTAAAATATCGCAACAAACAGAGCAATCATCTAATAATAGTTCTGGATATAGTTCATTAAACATCAATCAAAGAATTAGTTTAATGGCACGATTACATGACAAAATTGATTTTCAAGATTTTGTCAATATCACTTATAATATAACTGAACTCCCTGATGGAACTCAAAATGTTGTAATTAGAAATTATGGGCTTCATGCTCACACAGAAACAATTGCATACAAAGTAGATAAAACTTCTATAAATCCAAGTTCGTTTCCAAGCGATCAGACAACTACAAAAAACGACTTGTTCAAAATATACGAACAAGACAAAGATAAGTATAATGAATTGGCAACTAAAGTTAGTTATGATTCTTCTTTAGAATTTTCACAAAATAATTAATCCAAAAAATATATCTTATTGAGTATAAATCTCAATAAGATATATTTTTTATTTTACGACTTTTCCGATTATATATATTTCATCAGTTTTTGAAGTATAAAAATCTGGAAACAAGCGGTTGCCATCTTTATCAACATCGGTATTAAAAGAAACAAAGCGTAGTCTGTCTTTTTCTTTATAGATACGTTTGATAAATGCATTTCCGTTAATTTCAACACATCCTATCATACCTTGTTCTATTTCAGATTGTTTTCTAACAAAAATTATTTGACCATCTTCATAAGTTGGATACATGCTGTCGCCAGATACACGGAATGCTAAATCATAATCTTTCGGAATATCATTTTCAGGAATCTCTATTGTTTCTATAGGTTGACATTTATCATAATTAATTGTTCCATATCCAGCGGTCATAATCCCATATAAATTTACAGATTTTTTGACTGGTAAAGATATAACATTGTTTTTTTCTTGTTTTTGTTCCTTTAGCTGCTGCTTTGCAGAGTTTAGGACAACTAATTTTCTATCAGAATTTAATTGGTTAAGGATAGTTGTAATTCTTGAAATTATATCTGAATCTTCATTACTTAAATTAAGCAAATCCTCTGGTTTCATATTTAGTCCATCAGCAATTTTAATTATATTTTCGACTTTAGCATTCATGATTCCACGTTGGAGAATTGATCTAACAGTTGTGTATGGTAATCCAATTTCTATTGAGAACGCATTAACATTTCCAAATTTTAATTCAATCAATTTTTTTAAACGATCTTCTAAGTTCATGTGATCACCTCCTGAAAGTATAGTACCATACGAAAAATCGTATAACAAGAGATAAATCCATTGACAATATACGAAAAATCGTATATTGTTTAATTAAACAATATTTAGCGTTTATTTTTTTATAACGATATACGAAAATTCGTACAAAAGGAGTGACTTTTATGTTAGATAATTTAGAAAAAGCTAGACAAGAAAAAAATATATCATTAGTTTCTATGGCGGCTGTATTAGGTGTTAAATATCAAACACTTAGAGAAAAGATAAATGGAACTTCTGAATTTAAATTTAAAGAAGCTCTAAAAATCCAAGAAGAATTTTTTCCAGAATATGAGATTAAATTTTTATTTAAAAAATAAGTTTGGAGGGATTAGTATGTCAAAAGAAAAACTAGATTTTATTTTAGAAGTATTTCCACATGTTCAAAAAATTTTACCATTTGCTACAGAAGATAATTTAGAAAAATTATTTGAACAAGCAAAGCAACGTTTAGAAGTTGAATTAATGGAAATTCAATTTGAATAAATAGGAGATGACAATGAAATTTTTAGACTTATTTGCAGGTATTGGTGGTTTCCGTTTGGGTATGGAATCAGCCGGTCATGAATGCATAGGTTTTTGTGAAATAGATAAGTTCGCACGAACTAGCTATAAAGCAATCCATGACACAACAGGAGAGGTGGAAATGCATGACATCACAACAATATCAGATGAATTTATTCGAGGAATCGGAAGTGTTGACGTTATCTGTGGAGGATTTCCGTGTCAAGCTTTCTCGATTGCAGGAAAACGAAAAGGTTTCGAAGATACTCGAGGAACTCTCTTCTTTGAAATTGCAAGGTTCGCATCTATTCTCAGACCACGCTATTTATTCCTTGAGAACGTCAAAGGACTACTCAATCACGAAGGAGGGACTACGTTCGAGACAATCCTCAGAGCCTTGGATGAACTCGGGTATGATGTGGAATGGCAAGTGCTTAACTCTAAAGACTATGTACCACAGAACAGGGAGCGAGTATTCATTATCGGACATCTTAGAGGAGAACGTACCAGAAAAGTATTTCCTTTCGAGAGAAAAAACGGAACAACTGCTAAAAACAATATAAAACCTATCAACAATTCAAAAAAGACTAGGGAATTACTTAACTTCGATAGTACTAACAGATTTTACGATGTTAATGGTATTAGCCCTTGTTTAAATACTATGCAGGGTGGAGATAGAGAGCCGAAGATTGCAGTGGTTGGAAACGTAAATCCTAGTGGTTCAGAGATGAATGGTCAAGTTTATTCAAGCAATGGGTTAGCACCTACTCTAACAACAAATAAAGGAGAAGGGGCAAAAATTGCAATCCCTGTCTTAACTCCTGATCGAGTAGAAAAACGACAAAATGGAAGACGGTTTAAAGATGATGGTGAAGAAATGTTTACATTAACCGCTCAAGACCGACACGGAATAATGGTTAAGGAAGCAACCTCAAAAGGATATGCCGAAGCCTTACCAGGCGATTCTGTAAATATTAGCCATCCTAATTCAAACACAAGAAGAGGGAGAGTAGGCAAGGGGATTGCTAACACTTTATTAACAGGTGAAGAACAAGCCGTTGTAACTAATAATTTTAGAATCCGCAAACTAACACCTCGTGAGTGTTGGCGACTTCAAGGGTTTCCTGACTGGGCGTTTGATAAAGCAAAAGAAGTAAACAGCGATAGTCAATTATATAAGCAAGCAGGAAACAGTGTAACAGTACCAGTTATTGCTGATATTGCCAGTAGATTAGAAAGTGAGTGAAGAAGATGATTCCAAAATTTAGAGCGTGGGATACCTACGAGAAAGAAATGCTAGAAAATGTTACACCTTTGTTTGATGACTCGAATAGCATGATAGCCATAATTACGGATTTTCAGATTAAAGGCAGTCCTGGCACGTCTGAAATAGAGATAGGAAGTTATGATACAACTTTTAATTGGGATGAATTTCCTTATGTCATCATGCAATCAACAGGGTTGAAAGATGAAAAAAGAAAAATGATTTTTGAAGGAGATATATTATTCGATAAGCATCATAATCCGCAAATAGGAGTAGTTGTATTTTATGAAGGAGCTTTTCAGCTTTTAGCTAACAATATGTATTATCCTTTGATTCAATTTGATGGTGATGTAGAAATTATTGGTAATATCCACGAAAATCCAGAATTATTGGAGGGAACAGATATTTGCAGAATGGTTTGAACAGGAGAGAAATTAAATGGCTTATGAAAAATTACGCTTGGTAACAGCGATAGTAAGTGGAGATATTTATGTTGGTAGAGTCAAAGACGGCTTGATGGACACAAGATATCGTCGAATAATTACAGGTGAGGCTATTCAGTCGGTGGCAGATTGGTTTTATGTAAATGAAAAAAATACAGTCCAATTTAAAGGTATTGATGGCAAAGAGCATAGCTTGTTTTATACATCTGATAAAGAAAAAGCGAAAAAAATTCTAGCTATTTTAAAGGAGGAAGAAGAATGAAATACAAAATTGCAGTAACTGAAACATTGAGGGCAACACGATATATTGATGTCGAATACGACGAAGATATTGATGAATTGTTACATGATGTAGAAAATTCGCCTTATGAAGAAGATGTTGCAAGCACTTTGAAAGAGTTTGGGGCAACTATTTTAAAAGAAGATCAGCCGATTGTAGGTAAAATAGGCGATTGGGAAACTGAATCATTAGACTATAGTGTAATGGAGGAAAAACACATGAAATTTTACGAAATTAAAGAACCTTATTTTGCATTAATCGCTGCTGAAGATGAAAAGCAGTGTTTAAAAATTTACACGGAAAAGGACAAATAGACGAGTGTGTTGATAAAGTTGATGGCAAAATTTTAGCTTTATTGATCAAATTTGACAATGGTGAAGTATTTTGGTTTATGAAGCGATACCTAATAAAAATTGAGGAGTGAATATTATGGAAAATAGATTTGAATGGTTTGAAATAGCTGATAATATTGCTGAAAAATTAAATGAACTATCAAAAACATATGCAATATGCGATGTTAAATATGTTGTGACTTGGTCGCCAAATATGGCATACGATAAAACTTATGCACTGATAAAAGCGATCCGTTTAGACGAACCGATTTTTAGAGATAAATAAATTCAGGTAGGAAATAAAATTCCGAAAAGGAGAAAAGCAAGTATATGAAAAATATACAACCTTACTTTTCTCATGATAGCAATGCACGAAATTCTGATGAGTTAATTCCAGTACGCATGAAATTTGGTGCAGAAGGTTATGGCGTATATTTTATGTTGTTAGAACGATTAAGGGAAGAAGGAAACTACACGAGTATCAAAGATTATAATACGATAGCCTTTGATCTTCGTGTAGATACTTCAATCATTAAATCAGTTATTGAAGACTTTGGGTTATTTGCCTTCACCGAAGACGGCGAGTGCTTTTACTCCGAAGGCTTGAATAAACGAATGGCCTTTATGGAAGAAAAATCAAAAAAACGTTCTGAAGCAGGTAGAAAAGGCGCTGAAAAACGCTGGTCACAAAATCAAAATGAGTCAAATGCTATGAATGAGGAAAATAAAAATATAGCAAAAAAATGGCAAACGGATAGCAATGCTATAGCAAAGCCATCTAAAAAAAATAGCAAACCTAAAAATGCTAATGCGATTGCTACCGAAAAAAATAGCAATAAAATAAAAGAAAATAAAAACAAAGAAAATAAAATAAAAACAAAAGAAACTGCTGCTTATTCTAGTGTAGATAAGACAAAAGATAGTAAAGCTGTTTCCTACTGGTTAACTCAAGTCCACCCAGCAGAAGCACCAACGATTATGGAATCGATTAATTTTTGGGTAGAAGATTTTGGAGGATATGACGAAATTGTTATATTGGCCATTGATGAAATGTTGAAAAATGGAGCTAAGAGCTATAACTATTTGGATACCATTCTAAAATCTTGGGAAACAAAAAAACTAGATACACCTGAAAAGGTGAAAAAACATTTATCTGGTTATTACAACAAGCGCAAGAATGATAATAACCAAAAAGGTGGGAGTATGAGTGACTGGGACGAATTACTTTGAGTATTTATCACAAGTGCATGAAATAGACGAACGTTGCGAGATTCACGGTACTCGATTAAAAGTTTTTAAAGACTTTGAACCGTTTTGTCTAGCTTGTAGGGAAGAACGTATCAGGGAAGAAGAACAAAAGAGATTCGAACAAGCTTTTGACAGGAAGAAGCGACGGACTACACAAGAGGTTCTTTTAAAGGACAGCGTTTATACTGATTCAACACTGCAATCCGCTTGCTTTGAAAATTACCATGCGAAACCAGGTACTGAAGCAGAAAAGGCCAAAGAATTTGCTATAAATCAAGCAAGGGAGTATTACCGATTACGTTTAGAAAATAATAAATCAATTGAGCAAGAACAAGAAGAGCAACAGCCAGCATTTACTACGGTCTTTAGTGGACCAGTTGGCGTTGGGAAAAGTCATTTAGCAATGAGTATTTTAAAAAAATTGAATGAATATAACAATTTGAGTTACTCATGTTTATTTTTCAGTCTGGATCAATTATTGCGACGTATTCGAAATAGTTATGACGATGAAAGTGAGTATCTAACTGAAGCACGAGCGGTACAACTAGCGCTAGACGCTGATTATTTTGTACTTGATGATTTAGGAGCAGAGGTAGGAAGCATTGAAACGAATAAGCGAGCTACTGACTTTATGATTCGGGTATTAAATGCAATCGTTGATGGTCGCCAAGGAAAAGGATTGATTATTACAACGAATCTAACAAACTTACAGATTCAAGCAATTTATGGGCATCGGATTTACAGTCGTTTATTTGCAAACTCAAAAAATCATTTGTTTATTTTCAATGACGAACGACAAACACCAGACTATCGATTAATGGGCGGTGAAAAAAATGTGTAAGTGGTGTAATGACAAACGAGTGGTACAAGAATTTGATTCACTTTTTGGCATTTTAAAGGTTAAACCTTGTCCTGTTTGTAATCAAATAGTCAATAATTACGAAGCTCAAAAGGACGGTGACCTATTAAATGACAGACAATTTTTGGATGCTCCAGGGAAATCAATTGAAAAAATGGCGAGATAGAAGAAATCTAACACAAAAACAATTAGCCATGAAAATAGGTTGTCAACGTATGACGATTAGCAGGATAGAACAAGAAAAGCAAAAACCATCGTTAGAATTAGCCTATTCTTTAGCAAATGCTTTAGATTTAAAGATAGAAGACCTCTTTTTATTTGAAAACAAGGAGCGTGAAAATGTGTGATCACTGAAAATTATATTCATTCAGAAGGAAGAAGATTCGATGTACCGATTAAAAGAAAACGGACAAAAAGTAATGTAAAAGTTGGCGGCATTTATTGGTGTTCTGTAAAACCGTTTCAAGGTAAGATACGTGCGGAATGTTTAACGATTTACGATAACTCGGCATTAGTAAAAATTATCGTATGTGAAAAAGAAACTGATGAAGCGTTACAAGTTCAATTAAATCACCTAACTGTGGTTAGCTTAAAAAATATGAAAGGCGTGTAACAAATGAGTAAGCAAAAGAGAAAGTCGTTAGCTTCTGATTACCCTTATAAGCGCATCAAAGAGGTTGCAAGACGTTATGGGTATAAATGTCTTAGTAACGTAAAAGAATGGGACTGTGGCCGTTTTGAAGCTTTTGACTGGCATATTGGAAAAGTAATCTTAGTAGACTTAAAGGAAGCGAGTGTGAGTGAATGGAATCCAATGACAAAAGAGTGGGATCAACAATAGAATTAGCGCCAGAACAAGAAAATATGATTCGTGTATGTACACGCCAATACATGGATGATACAAATAACTATCCTAGAGCATGGTCTGACCGGAAAGACGCTGTTATCACCAAATATAAACCTGTCTATCGTCTAATGGAGAAATACCCTGAGCCAGCAATGATTCAACGAATCGGCAATATAATTGTGGACGAATGGCGCAAGTATGAATAACCTTTTTTCGAAAAAGAGTTATTCTGTTATAATTAACAAAAAGAAGTAAGGAACAGGAGAATAACCCATGGCAAAATTCCAGAATGTATTTAAAGAAGCAAGTCGACGCATGAAAAATTTCCAAGCTCGTGGCTTTATTCCATCAGGTTCTAAGTATGTTTTCCAAGATTTTGTCAATGAAGTATCGGCAGAGAATAGAGGGGAAAACTACACAGGTGCTTATACAAAGAATGCATATAATCAAGCCTATGGATCAAATATAGATTACGATTCGTCAGAAACCTTTCAAGAGATTCAACAAGGTCGAAATGAGAAGCTTGTTGAAATTTACCAAAAAGAATTACTAGAAATTTATCATACGAATGATTTCTATGATATGGCATCTGATTACGGAAATGGCCGAGGAGGAGGTTTTTCACCTTCTGAAGTAATGAATATTGATACTCTTGAAGGACTAATTGATAATGCAAGCGAAGCTATGAATGTAGAGCCTTATCTATTTAGAAATAAAGTAGGGCGTAATAGAAGTGAAGAATCTAGTATGATGGACACATATCAAAACCAATTCATCGAAGAGTTAGGTCGTTTAATCGATGAAATGAGCGAACAAAAAATGAAATTTAAATACTAAAAGTTAGGTGGAACTTATGAGCAATGAAATAATGAAATCTGATGCATTTCAAACAAAAGTAAAAACAATGTTAGGATTAACTTATTTAACACGTGCCAAATTAGATGGATTTAACGGAAACCACTACATTTTGAAAGACATCTATGTAAATTCTACTAAAAATACTTCGCAAATCCATTACCTTGGGTGGGATGATCCACAAAAAATACCTTTTTATCCTGATACAGATAGTTATCGTGGAGCAACTTCAGGAAGCAAGTACAACAAAGAGTTACTTGTTCCTAATGAACGAATGATTGAATATGATTTTGCTGAAGCATATACAAATATCATGAGAAACTATAAACTGCCATCGAATGTATACCTAGAAAATGTGCGTTTTGATAAAGAAAAATTATTAGAGCGATTAGCTAGTTATGATAAACCTCAACCATACAAAGAATTATCAACGTTCGTTTTTGTAAAAGTTGCCATTGAAGCAATTGCAAAAGAAAGTACGTATACTGCTTTTGGTTCACATTTTCAACAATATCGAAAAAATCTTAGTCGTACATTAACAGTTACTGAAATTGAATTAAAGTTAATTATGGATTTTTATGATGTAAAAGCATTAGAAATAATAGAAACGTATACTTTCCGAACACGTAAAGGCCTATTAGAAGATTATTTTGAAAAAATTGATCGACTAAAAGAGGATGAAGAAACCAAATTCTTTTATAAAATGTTACGGAACAAAATTTATGGAACGATTGGTAAACGAGAATTGTCTACTCACGAAGCAAAAATATTTAAGTTTCCAATGTATAATCGTGCGTTTTCATCAATGGTAGCTGGCGTGTTTAGAGATAGAATCGCACGCTATGAACAAAAGTATGTAGATAGTGAATATGGACTTGTATTAATTAAAACAGACGGCTTGTATTTTAAAAAAGAAGTTCCTGAATTTGAAGCATTAAACAAAAAAGGGATTGTGAAGAAAAAAGTACATGTTATTACAGACCATGATGTGAAAAATTAAAAAAGAAATAAAAAGCGAAGCAGACAAGCTTTGCTTTTTTGATAGAGAGTGTGAAAAGAATGGAGAAAAATAAATATGAAACGGAAGAAGGTTATTTAAATGTGCCAATCATATGGGAAGAAGTGGAACAATTCGCTTTTTTAGTTGGCGCACGAAACGTAGGTAAAACTTATGGATTCTTAAATTTTTCAATCAAACGAGGATTAGATACTATTTTAGAATGTTTTGATTTTTCTACACTACAGGAATTTAAAAAATTACCTACTTTGATGGAGGCAGAATTTCAATTTTTATTTTTACGCCGATATATTACACAAGCTAAGTCTGCCAGTAGAAATTTAGTGTTGGCTGATTTTTATCAACCATTTTTAGATAAGTTGCCTGAAGAAGTAAAAAAACAATATGAAGTATTTGTAGAATATCAGGGATCGTCAGAAGAGCCTAGAGAAATACTATTAGTTTTTAGAAATAAGGAACTAAAAAAAGATAAAAAGTGTATTAAATTAGGTTATCTTGGTGCGGTAAGTATGGCAGAAAAATTTAGAGGGCCAGGTCTGCCAAAAGTAAAAGTAATATTATTGGATGAATTTCAATCGAAAAAAAATTGGGATTATTTACCAAATGAACCTGTAGAGCTAGAAGATATTTATGAATCCGTTGGACGTTTAAGATGTGGAACTGGAGATATTAAAGTGATTGCATTAGGGAATTCAGGGACAATTTTAAATCCTTATTTTGATTATTATGGATATGACGAATTCACGGAGGTTAAAACAGTAAAGCGTGAAGGAGAAGTTCTTTTTTATCATTTACCCAATAAAGCAAAAAGAAGCGAGCAATCTAAAAATTTATTTAAAGGATCAGCATATGGTAAATATTCATTAGATAATGATTTTGCGGACAATCAGTTATTTAATGTCATTCGTTTAAAAGAAGCAAAAGCACCTCGAAAATGTCTATATAATATTTTCTTTGGGGAAACATATATCGGTGTCTGGAGAACAGGAGACTATAAAATTCTAATTAGTCGTGTAAGTGATCCAGATAAATTAGATATTGTTGATCGGACACCTATAGAAGAACAAGTGTTAGATCAACAAGTATACAGGGTACTTTCAGATAAATTACAAAACAAACAACTTTATTTTGATTCGCCAGAATTGAGGTTAATTGCTGAAAAACACTTGCGCAAATATATTTATAATTCGGCGAGTGAATGGGAAACATTTTAACAAATAAAAAAACCACTCTAGCAAAAATAGAGTGGTTTTTTTATTTGTCAAGAGGCAAAAATGAGCGATGTATGTCGCATTGATGAGCGATGTACGTCGCTTTTTGATTTTTTCAAAAGAAAACATGCTAAACTTCACTTGAAATTTAAAAACTGTTGAAGTAAAAAAACTAAATTTGAAGGGAAGGTAGGAAATGTTCAGTAAAGAAGATATGTTAAGCTATGAAAATTTTAATAAAAATATGCGAATGTTTCCTAACTTCTCGCTTGATTATGTTTATGGGAAAATCAATATATTTTATGACTTTCATAAAGATAAACAAGGTAAAAATACAAACTATAATCGTGAGTTGCTTTTTTCAATAAGTACACTGAAACCTTTTAGAATTATAGCTCCAGCAGGGTATCGCTTAATTCAATTTAAAAGTGTTCCGAATTTTGAAAAAATTGAAACATTAGCAATTAAATTATCAAGGACACCAATTAGTTTTCGTGGAGAAATTCCTCTAAATCATTCAAATGGTGACTTAGAATCTGGTGTTCTTGTTAGAGTTAACAGTTTAGAAGAAATTCTAAAACCTAGAAAAGATAAAGCATATATTTTACCTAATGGAGAAATGTATATTCTTGATAATGAGGGAAAGCAACTTATTAAAATAGGCGGTAGTGATGGGAATATTGACTTAACGAAGTATGCGAAAAAACCAGAAGATATTGATATCATGGACCCGCAACTAAAGGCATTCATTGAAGAAGTCATAAAAGAGTAGGAGTGATTGGTAGTGAATGATGTAACTAAATTAACAAAAGCAGTAAAAAAATTATTTGATAAAATAGCAAATCTTGTAACGAAAGAAGAACTACAAGATTATGCAAAAAAAACTGATATTCCGAATACAGATAATTTTGTAACAAAAACACAGCTTGAATCTGATTTAACGAAATATGCGAAAAAACCAGAAGATGTATCGATTACAGATACAGAATTAAATCAATGGCTTGAAGAATTCATACAATAAGAAAGGCCTGATATAAGTGAACGATGTGTTGAGGTTAGCAAAAGCAGTAAGAAAAATAAATACAATTTTTTCTACGTTCAAAGATAGTATTTATACCAAAAATGAAGCAGACGATAAATTCATAAACCAAGAGTTGATGGAAAATGGATTGTATGTAATTAAAAATAAAAATGTTGAAAATATGAATGATGCTATTCAACCAGGTGTGTATTCAATTCCGGCTACAGGAGTTGAAAATAAACCTTTACCTAACTCTGGTTCTCTATTCGTCAATAAAGACCCAGGAGGAATCAGACAGTTCTTTCAGACGGAGAGAACAATTTTTATCCGACAATTCGGGGGAATTCCTCCGTCCTGGACGGATTGGAAAGAATTAGGCTTACAAGGTCCAAAAGGTGATACTGGTCCAATTGGTCCACAGGGACCAAAGGGAGATACACCTGATATAAGTAATTTAGTAACAAAAACACAGTATACAAATGATTTAAATAAAAAGATTGATAAAACAGCATTTAATGCTATAGGACAACATATTTCTTTTAACGGAATCACTATACACATTCAAAAATCAAATACAGTTGTTACATGTAATGTCGAAGGGATATTTAAAAAAGGGAAAGCCAACGGATGGCATGAGGTCTCGACAAGAGCAGAAACAAGTTATAGACCAGTTAACATGATTATTAAAGTGCCTTTAACAATAAATATAGGGAATACTATTCAAATAAATAAGTACGCAGCATTACAAATAGAAACATCTGGTCGAATCATGATTCGAGTTTATGGACTTCAAAATGACGATGTAGAGTTTGGAGGGAGTGCAACATGGATAAGATAAAGATATGGATAACAGTGGACGAAAATAAAATGATTACGGATTATTCACTTACTTCTAAGGAAAATTACATTGAAATTGAAGTAACTGAAGAGCCAAAAGATTATTTGAATTGGGGATTACGCAATGGCAAATTAGTTCATTATCCTGATGATTTAAATGATCTTACTAATCAAAGCGAAACAAGTTTTGAAGGGAATGTATTGCTGACTTTAGCATATTTATCATATAAATTTTCGAGCATTCCTAATTTAGCAGAAGTTAATTTTGATTATCCTAAATATGCTGATATTTCAACAGTATATAACAATCAAGGAATGACAAACTTAGATGTAAAAAAAATGGTGGAATATCAACGGATAACTGAAGAGGAATATCAAAAAATAACAAATAAACCTTTGGAAAGAAGGTGAATTAATTGTCATTAGGTGAATTAATAGCAGCTGTTAGTTTTTTTATAGGAATAATTACATTTTTATTTAAAAACTATTATTCATTTCAAAGCAACACAGAAGCAATAAAAAGTTTGAATAAAACGATTGAAAAAATGAATGATTTAATTGAGCAGTTATCAGAGGATCAACATGTAACAGATACACGCATTACTAGTTTAGAACAACAAACTAAAAGCTTGTGGCGAGGTCATGGTGATTTATCAGAACGAATTAGAACTATAGAAAAGGGGTTGTAAAAATGGCATTAGATCAGAATATGTTATTTCCAATTGTAGTATTAGCTTGCTTAATAATTGGTTATGTAATTAAAAATACAACATTTTTAGCAAATAATTTAAATGGATATATTCCATTAATTTTAGCTGTTACTGGAGCTATTTTAGGTTTTGTATATAATCATGAACTTACCTTAGAAAGCGCTGTTTACGGAGCATTAAGTGGCTTAGCAAGTACAGGATTACATCAGACGTTTAAAAATTTTGTAGGAGGTGATTCATCAGATGGTACGGATAATTAATCAATCAGTTTGTGGTGGTATTGCTGGTAGACGGCCCAATGCAACTCCTAAAGGTGTTGTTATTCATAATGATGCAGGTAGTATCTATGCGACAGCAGAACAATACGTTAACGCTTTGTCTGTAATGTCGCCTACACAGCTAGCAAATGGTTTTGCTCACTATTACATTGATAGAAATACGATTGCTCGTGTAGAAGATACATTCAATGCGGCGTGGCATACTGCAAATCCAGATGGAAACTTGAACTATGTCGGTTATGAAGTGTGTCAATCGATGGGGGCCAGTGATGCAGATTTCTTAGCAAATGAACAGATGACATTTAAACAAGTTGCTGAAGATATGAAGTTTTGGGGAATGCAACCAAATAGGGATACGGTCCGTTTGCACAAAGAATTTTCAGCAACAGCATGCCCTCATCGATCATGGGAATTACATGGAAGTGAAACTAATTCAGTAAAAGACTATTTTATCAGTCAAATTAAAAAGTATATGGGAAATACTGGTACTAATACTGAAAATAATAGTAGTTCAAATAATAACCAAAATAATATAGAAAAAGGTGGAGAAACAACTATGCAATGTTTATATGAAAGACCAATTAATTCAAAAACTGGAGCTTTAGAATGGAACGGAGATGCTTGGACGGTAATGTTCTGCAATGGTGTAAATACTAGACGTGTTTATCATCCAGATGAAATGAAAGTCATTGAAAAAGTTTATAAAGACAACAATGGGAGAAGTATTCCGTTTTATAGTCAAAAAGAGTGGAATAAAAATGCTCCATGGTATAACCGCCTAGAATCAATGTTTCCTGTTGTAAAGTAAGGGAAGTGGTCAGGGATGTCTAGCTACACTATCGAACTAGGATTTTTATTAAGAGGGTTTTCAGATATTAATGAAAATCCTATGATGTACGCCTCTCCTTTTTCTATTATTGAGAACTCCCGAGAGAATTTTTTCAAGGCTTTAGGAAGATATCCTTTTAAAATTTGGGGAGATGAGCGGGACCAGGCGTTTAAAGAAGAATTTGAAAGAATGTTTTTAGAATACTTTTATATGAAAGAAATAGGATTTCAAACACCAGCCGCTTTCTATTTAGAATTAGGTAATTTTCTTCGTAGAAAAATGCCGATTTATTGTAATCATTGGCGTTATCTCTTAGAAGAAATGTATGTAACTAGTACAGGTAACAGTCAAGGAAGTACTACTAATGGAGATAGTAGAGTAATTGATTCTAAAGGCCATTCTGAAACGAACGGAAAGACTGAAAGTGATAGTAATACTAAAAGTGTAACAAAAGGAGCAAATACAGATTTGCCCGATACCCAATTAGACCTTGATGTTAGCAATTTAGATTATGCATCACAGGCAAATAAAACTGAATCAACTAGTGATACAAAAACTACAGGGAAATCCAATAGTATAACAGACAGCGAAGATCATACGATAAATAAAGGTAGTTCTTCTGGTAATTCTATTACAGATACATTTGGAAGAAATAAAGATGTGTTTGATATTTATAAACAATGGATTGATAGTGGCTATGATCTGTTTACACCACTTTTTCATGATTGCTTAAAAGAACAAATCTTTATGCCGCTACTCTAGGAAGTGATTTTTATGAAACGTTTGTTAATTAATGAATGGCGATTATTGTCAAAAGAAGAGCAAGAAAAATATCACTATGTTAGTGATAAAGATGGGTGCTACTTTTGCGAAACGCCACCTGAAGAAAATCAAACAGAAGAAATTGATGATTTTGAAAAAATAATGAATAGCAAAGGGGAATAAAGAAATGGGAGACGTAGAAAAAACACCAGAAGAATTAGCAAAAGAAGAAAAACTAGCCGAATTTTTAGGCGAAGAAGTGAAAAAGGATGTTGAAGAGGAAAATCCAACTGATCCAGTTGATCCAATCGAGGAAGAACCTACTCCAGCAGTTATCAAAAAATTAAATCCTTTTGAATTTGTCTACACACAAGAAGGAAATGTTCTGATGAGCGATGAAACGTATCAGAAAATTATGGCTAAATTTTTTTAGTAATAAAAATTGAAAATAACCTGTAGAGGAGGTGAGGACAATGTCTGTATATGAAGGAACAAAAGGAATGCTACAAAAATTCCAAAATAATATATTTGAAAGAGTTAATCAATTACTAAAAGATAGAGATGGAAAAATTGAAAAAAACGCCTCCGATATCCTTTCTAATGCAAAACAAGCCAGCCAAGACTTAGATAAGCTAAAGAAAGAAACAGAGGCGCAAATCAAACAACTATCAGATCAAGTGACAGCTGCTACTGATAATACTAATGAATTAAAAAAACAATTGCAAGAAGCAATTAAACGTATAGAAGTTTTAGAAGGAAAAACAACATCTTAAAAAAAGAATGGAGAATGAATCATGGAAGAAACAAAAGAATTAATTGAAGAAGCAGTGGAAGAACAAAAACAAGATGCAACAAATACAACGTATGCAGAAGATGATGGTCAAGAAGAAGTAGTTGAACCAGCTGAAACTAACGAACCAGAATCTTTTGAACAGACTGAAGGCGACGTTGTTCCAGTAGAAGAACCAAAAGAAGAATGGCAAGAAGATGCTAATCAAAATCAACAAGAAATTGAATCAGATATTCCAGAAGAAGTTGGAACAGGAGCTTTTTCTAAAGCACGTAATGCGTGGGCTAATGGCTGGGGGGCTTAATCATGAATTTAGATACTACCCAACAAAAAGTTGCGGTACTTGAAGCGCTAGATAATATGTCGGTGTTTCTATCAAATAATAAAGAACATATGGAGCCTTCACAGTTAGCGCAGTTAATTATTGATCAAGAAGAATTAACAGAAAAAACACGTGTACTTTTCCTAGAAGAAAAGAATTTAGATTCTGTACTGGAGAAACTAACGAATGAGGTTAATAACCAAGAAGAATTGATTAATAAACAAAAACGTTTGTTAGAAGCTACAGAAGCTGAACTGGAAGAAAGAACACCTGACGACGAATATAAAGGAGTGATTGCTAATGTTTAAGGCAGAACTACCTAAATTTTTTACCGTCGAATCAACTGATCAATATTTTGTTGACGATGTAAACAAATTATTTGGATATAAAACCCATGAATCTTTTGAAGGTGAAAGCCTGAAAGAATTTATGGATGTATCCAATACATTGGAAGATCGTCTATTAGAATTCAATAACATCATCAACCAAAAATTGTCTCATTACAATGATTTAAAAAAATCCTTTGAAAAGAATAATGAGCAATTACGAGCATTAAATGATCAAATTTGTGTGGCCAAAGTAGAAAAGAAAACTTTTGGGCATAAAACATTAGCTGAAACATATGGAGAAGGCGAAATTAAACCAGACCTAGTTGATCTAATTAAAAAAGAAGAGGAGTAGAAAATTATGAATGGATTTAAAAACTTAGGTGTTACCGCACCAGAATTTGTTAACACAGTTAGAGAAGTATTACCAGAACCTTATCGTAGCAATTTGCCTATTGCTAAAGCAGGACAGAAAGATTTTTCAGCTATTGGGCAAGTTCTTTCTGAAGATGATCACTTTGCAAGTTTATGGCATAAAAATGCCATTAAAATGGTAATGAAAATCTTGCAACGAGACAATAAAATTGTTAATCCTTTATCCGAATTTGAAGGGGAATTAATTACATCAGGTGAATACATTGAGGATATGATTTTAGATATTGCTGAAACATTCCAATTTGACCCTTCAGCAGCTGAAAAACGATTGTTTGAACGCCGACCACCCGAATTGAAAGCAGTAATTCATAATCATAAGCGTGATGTTTCAAATGTACGTACGATTCAAGACACGTTAATTACGGATATTTTCCAAAGTGAAGCAGGTTTAGATCGTTATGTTATTCAAGTAACACAATCAATGCTTTCAGGTAATGAACAAGAAAAATATTATGAAACAAAAGCTTTGATTTCAACTGCTATTCGTAAGGGATTAATGCGTGTCATCGACTTAGGTAATAAAGTTACATCAAAAGACTTACAAAAAGCGATTTTACGACACTCAAAACGAATGGTTCACCCTGGACGATTCTATAATATGGGAAATGTAGGACAACCTAATAATATGGGACGTACTGGAATTAGTATCCAAGCAGATCGCCAAGAATTACGTATGCTATTACCTGTTGATACATCTGTTGATTTGAATGTTGACTTCTTTGCTGGTGCATTCCATTTAGATGCAGTACAAAGTGGATTGGCTATTAAAGAAGTAGATGCTTTCCCAAGTATTTATGAATATACAAAAGATCACACGATTACAGATATTGATATGGCAAGTGGTTTCTTCAATGACTTTAACTATAAAGTCGGTGATGTTGTTCCAAAAGGAGCACAAGCAAAACCAGAAGCGTATGAATATGCGAAAGAAAACGGATTAGATGATATTGAACTAGTCTTTGATGCTTCACGTATTCAAGCAGTTATCTTAGACCGTCGCGCATTAGTGATTAATCCAATGTTAGAAACAACATTGGCATCACAACCAAACTCATTAGGACGTTATGTTCAAATTATTTTACAAGATAAAGAACTATTTTCTTATAGTCCATTTATGCCTGCTTGTGTAATCATGTCTGATGCTCCAGATGATTGTAATTCGCAGTGTGAAAAAAAAGTCAAAGATGTAACTGTTGATGGTAAAAGCGTAGTTGGTGAAAATGGGGTGGCTGATATTCCATACACTGAAGACGTGACAAAAGCAACTGATGAAGTTGTAAAAAATGAAGAAAAAGAAGCCGATACAAAACCAGACGAAAAGAAAAACAGTAAGTAAAACGGCTGAAAAAATAAAGAAAAAAGGCCGCTAAATTTAAATTAGCGGCCTTTTATTTTAGGAGAGATATTATGGAAAACCAGTTATTTGAAGATACATGGGGATACCAAACAGGTTTAGCCTCTTCATACAACAACGTGATAGGAAATAGAAGAGACTTGCTACAAGGGATCGGAACTAGTTCTACAACTACTGGAGATAATCTGGGAAATAATTATGTACAATTCGAAGCAATACAAACATTTATACTAATTAGACAAATTAAAGATATGCTGATCAATTTATTTAAGTATGAAAATATGCCTCCTACGTTAAATACAGCCCAATTAGAAACTATGCTCCGTCAAATGGGTGGAGGGGTTTGTGTAGGTAAAGACGAATTAGGAGACCTAGTGATTTTAGGCAGAGCAGACGAATTAGGATATAACCTATATGGGAATGTTATCCCTAGTCTTTTCGACGGTAATAATAATTTTTTACAAAGTAAAAAGGTTATTACTAACAGAAATTTAAAAGGCGATTATGTCGTTTTTTATAACAAGCAAAGCTTTAATGATTTTTATGCTACTGATTATGATATTGTCGAACACTATGCGAAGCAATTAGCAACTATTAAAGCAACAGAACGAATGAATATTATGCAAATGCGTAGTCCATATATTTTGAAAGGTAAAAAAAACGGCCAAGTCGGACAAGTATTACAAAGTAAAATTCAAAAAGGTGACTTGTTTTTAGAGGTAGAAGAGGGTTCAGATATTACAGATAAAATTGAAAAACTAGATTTAAATGTAACAGATAGGACACCGTCACTACAAAATGCCTATCGGAATACATTTAATGAAATGCTGACGTTATTTGGTATCTATAATAACCCAGAACAAAAGAAGGAACGAATGATCGATAGAGAAGCAAGTTCAAACAATCATGTTATTGAAGGAATGGGGGACATTTACTTTAATGCTCGCCAACATGCGGTTGACTTATTGAACCTTGCTTTTGGTACAGATATCAAAGTTCAGTGGAATAGTACAGTAGCATCAATGTTTAGAGATTTAGGACAAAAACAAGGATAGGGGAGCAAAATTATGTCAATTTCAGAAGAAAATAAAAAGAAAATAAGTGAACTATCAGGCGCACAAAGTCCAACACCGCAAACACAAAAGCAATTGCACAGTTTACATCACCGATTCAATTATCATTTTCCCCAACTAAATTGGTGGGGAAATACACCAATTGAACCTACAGGGGCTGGCTTAACTTATGCTGAATCAATTACTTGGATTCAACATATGATTCACCATTTATCAGATTGGGCTGGTGGAATGAATGAAGAACTACAAAAATTACAAAAAGATTTAGCTGATTTAAACATTATTATTCAATTTGAATTAGCAAGTCAATTACCTGAGGTTATACAAGAATATGATTTATTTGATTTGATTGTAACAGGTAATAATGAACGAGTGTCCTTGGTAACAACACAATCAAGCACAACTAAAAAAGAAGAGTCTGTATTTTGTTACGCTTTTCGGACAGAACATGGATTTATTGAAGCAACCAAAACAAAACAAACTAGTTCAGAAGCAGGTTGTGAAGGGAATCTTACAACATGGACAATTAATGTATCTGAACGAGATGGCGGAAATGTATTAAATTATGAATTTGGAGTAACAAATATTCCTAGCAAAGTAAATCGTGTATGGATTATTAACCGATCAGGAAACAAAATGGATGGGGACAAAGAAGTCTTTTATATTTTTGAAGGCGAAATTAAACGAGCACGATTTAATAAAAATACAATTTCAAGAGGTAAACAAGGAACACTGAATTTTGAAAAATTAAATATTAATTATGATGCATACTGGATTGTCAACGTATTTAAACGAGTGCCTACAAAGCGTAATTTGTTACATTATATGACACTGGATTATAAAGTTTATGAATATGACTTAGAAACAGGAAACGAAAAGCTGTTGTATCAAATTCCTGTAGCAAATCAAGATATTTTTGATCCAATTAATGATGTCATTGAAGGGAAAAGTACCATTTGGGCAGTTACGTATAAAGGCGTAGAAACAAGAGAGCCTGATGTAATGAAAGGTCTTTGCTTTGAACCTTGTTTTGATGGGGTGGAAATGTATGATACATGGGAAACACCAAAAGAAATTAAGTTTACTCATGAGAATATTTTGGGAATTACGCCTGCGAATATGTATCAAGACTATATCAATCAAGAAGAGTTAGAAGGAGACAAGTCATTGTTGAGTTGCTTTATTCTATCTTCAAAAATGAAAGAAACACCTTATACATTAAGTGTTTATGAATTAAATCCTCGAAAATTTGATAATAGTATTATCTCTAAAAATTTAGATAAATATTTCAAAGATGTAGTGCTAAAAGATTTATATAACAATGAATCACTGATTGAATATCAAGGATATTTTTCATATAACGTTACGGACCGTATTAAAAATTTTATTGATGCACCAGCTTTACTATTAGAAGATACGGAGTTTTCAAAAGCGGGTGTACAAATTGTTTTAGAAAACTCTGAATTTATACCAGAAGGCAACCTAAGAACGTTCTGGCAACGTTTGAAGGTATTAAGCTTAATGGAAAATAAAAAGCCGTACATGCGCATTTTTGAGCGTGTGGTGCAACAAATGATTACAACAAATGGGATGATTCGTAATAAGGCAGGACGTTGGCAAGAACAGTCTATACCAACAACGAGTGAAAAATTAAATCCTTCAGTTGCTGGTAAGTTCGACTATCTTTCTTTAGCAGGAACAAAGAAAACTTATAATGCTAAGGATTTTGAGGAAACATTCTCAGATACACCTCTAAAAACCTATAAATATTATGGATTGCCATTAGATAAAAATCATCCGTTGCTTAAAAAGTTGGAAGAAAAAAATACAATTATTTCGGTAACAAAAGGGACGGTTAATGAAAAAACAGCAAATCAATATGAGACAGTAATTAAATTAACTATCCAAGATGAATATGCAGAAATCCAATTTAGAAGATTAATGCGTTTTGATTATAAAGATTTTGATTCCAAAGTAGGAGGTCGCTCCAAAGCAACATATATTAGTCCGTGGGCATATGTCTACTACACTGTAAGAGACGATTCGGCACCTGATGATTATGAGAAAAATCCGAATCAAGGGATTGATCAAAAGTTTTTGGATATCATTAACAAGATTTATGAAACGATTAATAACTTGGATAAAAAATATGAAGAGATTACCAATAATCTTAATAAAAAAATCGATAATATTGATAAGAAATATGAAAATATTACAAATCAATTGAAACAAGACATCCAAAATATTAATAACCAACTTAAACAAAATAATGTAGCAATGGAAAAAGTTTTAAATAACTTGAAAAACATGTCTGGTATTTGGGTTCAAACAGGTGATACGGTCCTTGAAGGTGACTTTAAGAAAGATACTGGGATTGCTGGAGGAAATATTAGTGCCTTTGGTCAAGATGAAAGTCATTATATCCGTACAGGTAAGAATCGAGATAACGACTTGATGGGCGGTGTTTAGAAATGGCATGGCAAAATGTTTATGGTAGTTGGAAACACGATCCAGGAGTAAAAGGGGACGTTATTATGGCAGGAGGGCCAGGTTGGAATGAATTTCCAGGACGCCCTCCTGGTTCTCCTGCTCCATATGGAAAAGGAGTAAGTGTTGTAACAGTAAAAAAAGACACATATCGATTTAAATTATCTCTAGTTGCATATGCAATTTCAGTGACGACAGGAGAGTATTTTGTTAGTTCTTATCAAGGTGGTCCCAATGCGGATTATCAATGGATAATAAAAGCTGCAATTAGTTACGATCAAACAACTGATCCTGCAAAAGCAAAATATCAAAATTTATTTCAAGAGAATTTCAAAACAATGTATCACGGCGGAGAACCATTGTATGGCAATACTAATTGGCATACAAAATCGTATGAAAAAGAAACATCTAATACATTTACTGCAACAAGTAAAGATGTATGGATTCGTATTGAGATTTATGGAGAACCAGCGGTCACACCATTATATGCATACTTTAAACTGGCATCAGCATTTGAAGAGTTTAGGCCGTGGGCGATTCGAAAAAATAATCAATGGAATAGTTTAGATAAAGAAACAGGCTTCTTCCAAAAACGAAAAAATAGTAAGTGGGAAGATATTCCTAAAATGTCTTATGAAGATGTAGGAAAAGACAATAAAGGAACGTCACGTATTAGAAAAGAAGGAGTATGGAAAGGTCAAGGCAAAATTGGAAATTAAGGAAGTGAACTTAATGGATCGTCATTTAACGGAAATTGTATTATTTAAAAATACTCCTCTTAATGATTTTCAAAATACTATTCATTTTAAATCAGATGAGGATCGAGACAATTATTTTCTTAAAGAAAACCATTTTAAAAAAATAAATTTTGATACTGGTTTTAATTTCGTGAGAGATCGTCTGCAAATTAAAGCACCGATTGAATATGCAAAATGTGATGGTGTCAACTATTGTACTTTTATATCTTCACGTGATAATAAACGGTACTATGCTTTCGTGATGTCTTATCAATACATTAATGAAAAAGTTACTAGATTGAATTTAATAATTGATGTGGTTATGACGTTTACGCAAGGTAAAACATTGAATACATTGAAAAATATCCATGTTATTAGAGAGCATTTAAATCGATCAGACTATATAAAATATTTACCATTGTTGAGAACTAATGGAGATATATTAAATACAACAACAAAAGCATATGTTCAAACTAAATTAAAATCGTTTAAATCCTACTTTGTTGTTTTTCAGAGTTCAGTTGATTTATCAAAAGAATTCGGAACTGTAGATGCACCCAAAATGGAAACATCACAAGGAAATCAATATGACAATATGACTAGCCCAGTAAATCTTTATGCGATTCATTATGAATACTTTAATGGATTAATGAAAATTTTAGCTCCGTATCCATGGATTATGCAGAACATTCAATTACTCATGATGATACCTGACGATTTTATAAACTTAGAAGATTTGGTAACTGTTAAAGCAAAAGAATTTAATTATGAAAACCTGAAAACGTTCAAGAAAGGTGGGAAATCTCTTAACAAAGAACTTGATGGAATTAACTATTCTATTAATGAGTTATGTAATATATATGGAATTGACCATAATGAGGAAAAACATTTGTTAAGAACAGGATACACAACAGCAGAAATTTATAGTTGGGATGGTCAAAGGATTTTATTAGATAACGCATTTTTAGATGAAAACACTGGCATTAAATTCAGAGCGAAAACATCTATTGGTTATGAGAATAAGATTGCACTTTACCCAATTAATTATAAAACAACGGAAAAAGAAAAAGCTGTTAAAAACTCAAAAGGTGAAATTCTGATTGATAAAGGTTCATTTTTGAATGACGCAATCATTTACGACAATTTCACAGAATTACCTATTTTAATCGATAATTATCGACTATCAAAAGCAAGTAATGCGTACAGTAGACAATTAGCGGAGGACAGATTGCCATCCAACCGAATAAATTCAACTGTTAAAGATATTACTTCTGGGAATCTATTAGGTAATATGCAATCGGGTAATTTACAAGGAACACAAGGAAGTTTCTATAATGCTGTAAATCTATTAAGCGATTTAAAACCACAATCAGTTTTATCAAAATTCGAAAATGAATACGAATTTTATAGAAATCAACGAGCAGAGTTCGCAGATATGGCATTAAAAGCACCGACAATAACAAATCAAAGTCCTGGTACTGCTTTTCAAATGGCTAATGAAATAAATGGTCTTACTATAAAACTTTCTGCACCTTCAGAACAAGAATTTGCTAAAGTAAAAAAATATTACAAGATGTTTGGATATGAAATTGAAGAAGATGGAAAACAAATAAGTGATATTGAAAGTATGACTATTTGTAATTTTTTACAAATTAGAGGTAATTACAAGATACACGGAGTTGATGTAGCTTTGATGGAGCAACTAAAAGCACAATTGGAAAATGGTGTGCGTTTTTGGCATAACAATAATACTAGCAATCCTATGGAACAAGATATCCAAAAAAACAAAATGAGGTGAAAATATGCCGCTATTAAATTATGATCAGCAATATGATTATTTAAACAAGCTAGTGCAAGCGTGTAAAAAGGCAGGCATACCTAAGGAAACAACAATAGCTTTGGCGATTAATGCAGCTCATGAATCTTATTTAAACCCATGGACAATTGAAGGAGCTATTAATCCTGGCCCTCCTTTGGGTGCGAACGGTTGGGATGATGGAGCTTCTGGAGGAGGTCTTTGGCAATGGACGCCATTTGCTGGCAAAATAACATTGGGCGATTTTGATGGACAAGTAGCTTTTATGATTTCTTATAAGCAACAATGGGATATAACTGGATCGTGGTTTAGAGCGGCAGGACTACCAGACCCTACTCCTAAAATAGAGAATTTTGACCAATTTTTATATAACCAGCTTGGTTATGATTCTGTAGCTCTAACAAAAGCTTTTATAGGCTACTGGGAAAGGCCAGCGTATAACCCTGGTACTATTAGATATAACACAGCTCAGGAAGAAGTCGCAGAAATTGAACCTTTGGTTAATAAGTATTGGGGAAATACTGGGAATGAAAAACCTAGTGAAGGTTCTCCAGGTGGTGGAGGTTCTGGTAGCAAGAATCCTGAAAAGCCAGATAAAGAAGATATACCAAATGATAATGTAGGGTTATCTGATGCGATTAAAAGCATAGTAAATGAATTCCTAAAAAAATATGATGATGCTATGAAGAAACAAGTCTATATGATGGATGGCGGTAAAAATACTTATTCAAATTCAAGTGTTAAAGTAATGAAAACATACAACAATTTGATGACTGTTAAAATGACGAATAATTTTATAGAATCTCTAAAAAAATTAATGGATGAAAGTAAACAACCATCTAACAAACCACCTTCTCCACCACCAGAAACAAAACCAGATAATCCGCCAAACAATCCTCCCGATGAACCTCCTAAGAATATGGACGGTATTTATAATTGGGCATTAAATAATTTAGGCCAAACTTTTAACTATCCAGCGGCTCATCCAGGAGCAGGTCCTCAATGTGTAGACTTAATTAAAGCTTTATCAGAATTTTATCTTCCAGGCAATCCATTAGCTCCTGCATTAAGTTACGGTAATGCGCAAGACATATATTCACATGATCTTCCTGCTGGTTGGGAACACGTGCAAGGAGATATAGGTAATGATGATAATGCAAAAAAAATATGGGATTCATTACCAAATGGAGCGATAGTATTTTGGCTATATTCTGAATATGGGCATGTGGGAATAAAAGCTGGTAATAATGGGCTAGATACAATTAACCAAAATTATAACGGCACTCCATACGTTACTCGTGATGATATTTGGTATTGGCAACACGTTTTAGGAGCAGGATTTTTAGGTGCATGGATTCTAAAATAAAATTGAAAGGATTTGATAATGTATTGAATAAAATGGAATTAGACAAAATATATTTAGAAGATTGTATAAAAGGCATGAAGAAAATTCCAGATGGAAGTATCGACTGTATTATTTGTGATTTACCCTATGGAACAACCGCCTGTTCATGGGATACAATACTTCCGTTTGAAAAGTTATGGGAACAATATAATCGTATTACAAAGGAAAAAGCACCGATTGTGTTATTTGGAGCAGAACCTTTTTCAACATTAATACGAATGAGTAACTTAAAACAATATAAATATGATTGGTATTGGTTAAAAAATAATGTGACAGGATTTTCCTTTGCGAAGACGCAACCAATGAGGCAAATTGAAACAATTTCTGTTTTCGGGAAACATACGCCTAATTATTATCCGCAAGGAATAGTAAAAATAGAGAAGAAAACTAAAAATCAAAGTTGTAAGACAGATACTGTTGTATCAAACAGGTTGAGAGGAAGAGAATTTGTTCAAGAGTATACAGGGTATCCAAAAAATATCTTGCGATACGACAAAGAAAGTAAAGGGACGTTCCACCCAACACAGAAACCTGTAGCGCTTTTAGAATATCTAATAAAAACGTACACAAAGGAGAACGAGGTGGTGCTAGATAATTGTATGGGAAGTGGCACTACAGCTATTGCTTGTCTTAATACCAATCGTAGATTTATCGGTTTTGAAACTAATGAAGATTATTATAGGCAGTCATTAGAACGGATAAAAAATAATGTAACACAAATAGAATTATTATAAAAAAGCGGTGTATGATTCATACACCGCTTTTTAATGTTTGAAGAATTAGACGGACAACTTATCTTTGAGAGCTTCAGTAAGAGTTTGAGAGAAGTTAATACCGAGAGCTTCAGCTTCAATATTAAGATATTTAGGGATAGTGAGAGTTTTCTTAATAAGTTGATTATCAAATTTAGCACGATAAATATCAAGATTAACCTCAATAGGAACAACTAAGTCATTCTGATCAATATGGAAATCACTAGGGGCAGAAGGGACAGGCAAAGACTCACCATCATCTTGAGCGTTAATTAACCAGCCGGCAAGTAAGTCTTTAGCTAAAAATAAAGCCTCGTGCATGTCAGCGCCACCAGTAAAAGCACCGTCAAGGTCAGGGAAAGAAACGTTGATACCATCATCATCAAAGTTAAAGATTGCGTAATAAAGAAACATGAATTAAAACCTCCAGTCTATTTTTAAATGTAAGAAAATAGTTATACTCTAAAACAAGAGGGTTATTTCAACCCTGCTTGTTTTAAGATACTTTTAGCTGTTCCTAAAGGAATATCATTTTTAGGGTGAGGAACAGTAACCTTTCCTTTTTTTAAAGGATGAGTGAAGTGATGATGACTACCTTTAACATTTTTAAGTACCCAACCATCAGCCTCAATCAGCTTGATAATCTTTTTAGAGTTCATAACTATCTCCTTTCTATGCTTTAATTATAGCACGTATTTATATACGTGTCAATAAAAAGAAAGAATAAATATTAAGAATATCATAAGAATACAAATATAACAAAAACGAACAATAAAGCTATTAATCATAGAAATAACAATAAATAGTTCGTGTTTATAAAGTAATGTTATTTGATTATTATAATAAAATAACAATAGAACGCGTGAATAGAAATATAGAAAGCTGTTTAAGAGATAGGAGCGGTTAGATATCACGTTTACAAAATTATAAGAAATCAAATTATCAGAAAATTCAGACATATAAAAATCTATTTAAATGAAAAAGCGGCAGAAGTGTAAAATTTTAGAAAAGCTGTTATATCAAGGTTAAATCTATATAAAATAGTGATTAATCGAGAGCGAAGCGGTTCGATTGTAGCCGAGGGCTATGCCCGCGGCGTGACAGACCAAGCCTTCAGGCTTGATTGTTCGTTCCGCTTGCGGAAGGGACAAAGGGTTCCCGATAAGGAAAGATAAAGGATAGAGGAATAAAATAACATGAGGGAACAGACAGAGACCAAGGCGCTTGCGCCGCAGTGTCGACACCACGGAGCCAATGGCGAACATTTCACCCGAAGGGGGAAATGGACGGCATTTGACGCTCCGGGG